ATGTCGACCGCTCGCCCTCGTCCCGGTATCTTTGGGCGTCTGGGAAAGCTCGGCAAGTCTGAACTAGCAAAGGCAGTCACTCAGCCCATGCCCGCGCTAAAGCCTGCTGCGGCTGGCAAGCACACTGTGGGCGGAAGCACTGCGATGACTGCAATGACTCCGACCTCGCCTTCACGCACCCAAGTTGTTCCGGGTGCCGCGAAGTTCGGAGGCCCGGTGCCCCAGATGCCGACCGTCCCCGGCAAGAGCCCCGCCCCCACCGTTCCTGCAAAAGCTCAGCCCGGTGCCGCCGCGCGCTCGCCTGTTTTGTCGAAGCGTCCGGCCCTGAAGCCCGCTGGCGCGAAGCTCGCAACGGCTGGCGCTCCCAGCAAGGGCGGCCCCGGCTCGCTTCCCTCTTCTGCGCCGACGCAACCTGAGCTAACTGCTCCCGGCAAGCCCTCGAATATCAACCGGTAATCTACACGTTTAGGAGATTATGTAATGGCCAAGCAATACGTTACGGACCGTGGTACAGTCAAGATTCCCGGTGCCTACCCTTTTTACAAAATTCAAACAAGCCCCGGTGGCTTGGCTGCAAACGGCATTATCGCTCTGGTCGGTGAGGCCCGTGGTGGTGCGCACTGGGCAGACGAAGACGACCTTGAAACGGCTGTTGTGTTTGGTCCGGATTCGCTCGCCGAAGTTGAAGCCAAGTTTCAGTCGGGACCGCTGGTTGACGCTTTCCGTGGAGCAATTGCGGCCTCGTCGGACCCGGAAATCGTTGGTTCGTTCAACCGCGCTGTGCTGCTGAAGACAAACTCTCCTGCGTCGGGCACTGGTAAGGCCTCGGCCGACATTCTGACTCTCGGCACCGGTTCGGCTTACGAGACCATTTTTGACCGCAACGTCGGTACACTTGGCAACCAGATTCAAATCGGTGCGGCTTCGGCTGTGGCTGAAGTTGTACCCACAACCGGTTCGTTCACATACATCCCGGCTGTTGACACTGTCAACGCCGCTGTGCGTGTCAACGGCGCGGCGTCGGTTCCTCTGGCTCTGGCTGCAAACACAACCCCCACAGCTTTTGTCACGGCCGTGGATGGATTGGCTGGCGTTGATGCGACAGGCGGCGTCAACCGTAGCGTTTTGACTGCTTCGACCGGCACAATCACTCTGGCTGTTGTTTCTGGCAATGCCGTTACGGTGACCCGTTCGGTTGCTTGGACCAACCTGCCTGTCATTGGCGACACAATGGTTGTTCCCGTTGGGTCTGTCATTGTTGGCGCTGCGCAGGTCAATGCCGGTGCGTATGTTGTGACCGGCGTTTCGTCGACAGTCATCAATGCAACCAAGTTGTCTGATGCTGGTAAGGTCACCCCCGCCCCTGTCGCAGGCACAATTACTGCGCCTGCTGGTGCTACGGGTTCTGTCTCGGCCACCCCCACCAACGACCTCGTTGTTTACAGCCCCGTCACAGTCACTTCGACGACCTCCAACGTCATTCCCGGTGTTGGCAAGGTTCTTGAAATTGCAGAACTGACCACAGGCGTTGACCGCCTGTCGCGCACCGCATTCAACCTTGGCACGACAACTGCTGTAAGCTGGGTGTCCAAGTCGGCAACCCCCGCGATTTTGACCTCGTCGGCTGAGTCAGAAATGACTCTGACGGCGGCTCGCGCTGCTGATAGCAAGAACGAGACCTTCACTGAAGGTGGCGAAATTGCCCTGACTGTCGGCTACACTGGGTCGGACGTGACTCTGTCGGTGACCTCTACGCAACTGACCACCTCGGCCGGACTGGCTCTGGACTTGGCCGATTTTGCGACAATTCAGGCACTGGCAAACTACATTGCGACTCAGCCCGGTTATTCTGCTGCGGTTGGAAACGCAACGCTCGGCCTGCTGCCTCCTACGGCTCTTGACCGTGTGTCGGCTGTCGGCATGACCAGTCACTTCGGCACTGTCAAGCCCGCCCGCGTCAAGATTGATGCTTACCGTTTGTTCACGGCAATCACCACTGGGTCTTCGCTGGTTTCGATGGACACCCGTCCTGCCGCTGGCCTCCCGGCTGTGACCGCTTCGACATTCCTGTCGGGTGGTTCGGCGGGTCTGACCACCAACAGCGCGATTGTTGATGCCCTTGCGGCCCTTGAGGACTTTGACGTCAATTTTGTTGTCCCTCTGTTCAGCCGTGACGCTACGGAAGACATTGCAGACGGGCTAACTGACGCAGGTTCGACGTACGATATCGCTTCGGTCCATGCAGCCGCAAAGGCTCACGTTCTCGCTATGTCGGCATTCAAGGCTCGCCGTAGCCGTCAGGCCGTTGTCAGCCACGAAGACACGTTCGCAAACCAGATGGAAGCGGCTTCCAATCTGTCGCACTACCGTGTAGCAGATGTATTCCAGAATGTCAAGGACCTCGATTCGAACGGCGATATTGTTACGTTCCAGCCTTGGATGGCCGCTGTCAAGGCCGTTTCGATGCAGTCCGCTGGATTCTACCGCGCCATCACAAACAAGAAGGTCACGATTTCTGGCCTGAGCCATGCAGCGGGTGATTTCAATCCTCGAAAGGACTCGCACCTCGAAAATGCGTTGACTGCCGGGTTGATGCCTCTGCGCCCTGCCCGTACTGGTGGGTTCGTGTGGGTGTCGGACCAGACCACATACGGTGCCGATGACAACTTCGCTCTGAATTCGCTTCAGGCCGTTTACGCGGCTGACACGGTGGCCCTGACCACCGGCCAGCGCATGGAGCAAGCCTTTGTCGGCCAGTCCGTTGCGGACATTTCGGCTCAGGTCGCTTTGACGTATCTTGACCAAATCATGGCTGATTTCATGCGGTTGAAGCTGATTGCGCCCTCTGATGACGCCAAGAAGGGCTACAAGAACGCCAAAATCCGTATCAGCGGCAATGTCATGCTGGTCTCGGTCGAAATCAAGCTGGCTGGTGCAATTGATTTCGTCATCATTGACTTCCTCGTGTCGCCTGTTCAGCAGTCGGCCTAATATCTGGAGATAAACAAAAATGGCCCCTCCCAAAGTAGTTCACGGCGCTCGCTGCCAAGTGATTATTGCAGACCCGAACACCGGGACTGCAAAAATCGTAGGTCTGTTCAATAGCATTAGCTATTCTCTGGCCTACGATGTGCAGGACGTCTACCTGCTTGGTCGCTATTCGGCAGAGGAAACGGTGTACACAGCGCAGGAAACAGTCAACGTTTCGGCCTCGGGCTTCCGGGTTGTTGGCGCAGGTCCCCACAGCGGGGCTCACGTCACGGCTCTACAGAACCTGATGACGCACGAGTACCTGCAACTGGCTGTGTTTGACCGTCAGACCAACCAACTGATTGCAAAAATCAGCAATGTTCGTCCCACCGGTTTTAGCACGACAATCAACGCACGTCAACTGAATGAAATTTCGGTGGCGTTTAAGGGAATTCTGGTCAGCGACGAAGACACTGAAAACGCTGAGCCGGTTGGTAGTTCGACTCTCCCCTAATTGGGTGATTTATGTCAGAAGACACTCAGGACGAACGCCTCCTTAGTTTGGAGGGGGCCGTACGTGAACTCGGGAAGGTCTCTGAGCGGGTTGCCGTAGGGCAGGAGCACATGCTAAAGGCCATGACAGACGGTTTCGATGGTTTGTCAAAGAACCAAAAGGCTCTAGACGACCGCCTGAAGCCGCTGGAGGCCGTTCACCAGACCTCCGTACGTCGCAAGGAATTGACCAAGAAGTTTGCCCTACCAGCCGTTGCAGCCACGGCAGGGGTATTTGGAGCTAAGTTCGGCCAACAGGTCGTAGCTTGGCTGGGTGGATTGTTTGGACACTAAAAACGCATGGCGGGACGGCGGTTGGAAGTCCCGAAAGCTGTGGTTCAGCGTATTCGCTGTCACATCTTTGTATTTTGGCATGAGAGTTGCCTCTACCGAAGCGGCATTGCGCCCCCTGTACGAGTCCTTCGTAGGGGGCGTTGTAGCCATTTCTGGTATGTTTTTGATTGGCAACGTTGGTGCAAAGTGGGTGTCCGGAAAGACCGCTACTCCGACAGCCACGACTCCAAGTCCAAAGGTTCTAGTTGGTCAGTCAAAGCTGGACAATACCGAGTCATCCCCCGAAGAAAGTTCTCCTCAATAAATTGAGGTGGCGCGTTCAGGTTGGCGAACACCCACTCGGAATTTTCTCGGGCGCTGTCAAACGCAATTGTTGCAACGAGATTGTGCGCTCCATTCTCAACCGGAATGTGGAGCGTGACTGTCCAACGCCGGATTTCACGTACAGAGGGGATGACAGAACCGTCTGCCCTTTGCCGGTTGGCCGCTTCGCCCCCTTCTAAGACTCGCGTAATGCTTTGAGTGGGTCCCAGTTGGTAGGTCGGATACTGTGCGCCTGTCACTCCGTACTCGTCCCACAGAGCCCCCAACCCAAGCCCGTCAAAAGACTTAAAGGCGTCTTTGAGGGCTTGGTCAGGGTTTGGGGGCTGTGGCGTGAACATAAAACGGGACTCCCGAGCATGTCCGGTTGGGGTGAGCACACTCGCGAAGGCCCTGCATCATACTACGAACGCAAGGTCCGCACATCATGCGACCGCCGACAATCTCGGCCGTATCGGGGTGGCAAGGGCTGCCGCACACCGCACACCCGTTCTCCACTCCCTTGATACGGAACGAATGGCGCAGCATGAAGCTGGGGTCGGGCTTGTTGGGGGCGGCCATTTGTCGTACCTCCTTGAGTGAGAAAACCTTCTAGCAGAGGTAATCTGAAATTGCAAGGGGGTTCTCAATGAGAACTTTTGGATTGATGATGCTGCTGTGCTCCTGTGTAACAATGGCAGGGGGGGCCAGCTACTACCCCCTACGGACCTCCAGTCAAAACCCATTTGGCAGGCGAAATCACCGCTGTGTCGGTCGGCCCTTTGGTGGCGGCTCTTAGTGCCCTACCGGATATGACGACTAAGCCCGCTGCAATTTTCGTTGAAATCAACAGTGAAGGCGGCGAGGTCGAAGCCGGGTTTGCGCTGGCAAAGGCCATTGAAGCAAGTCCCGTACCGGTCATTTGCATTGTAGATGGACAAGCCGCATCCATGGCGTTTTACATTCTGCAAAGCTGTGACGTCCGTGCTATGACTCCCCGGTCATCTTTGATGATGCACCAAGTCACGTTGGTTGGAGCAATGAAGGCGTCGACCATCAAAGCTCTACAAAAGCAGATTGACACCTACAACAAGGCCATGGTCGGTCAGTGCGCCGCAAAGATGAAGCTTCCAGCCACCGAAATTGCCGACAAAATTGCGGCTGGAGATTGGTGGATGGCAGCCGACGAAGCTTTGGAGGTCGGTGCTGTAGATTCAATCATCCCGGTCAGCAGCCTGCCTTGAATTCGTCGCGATAACGCTCAATGGCCGTTTCGAAGTCCAGCCGGTAGGTCGTACCTGCGGGCGTGATTTCGTACGTGGCAGGCAGGCCGTACTTTCGGACCAGTCCGCCTTGATTAAGTTGCATGATTTTGATGCTGGCCCGGTCAGCAGCCTCCATGTTGCCATAAAAGGCAAACAGGCGGGTACGAAGCTGAGCCATGGTCAGGCCCGACGAGCGAGCCAGCATCGACAGAATTACCGCGTTTTCAAAGTCCATAGTGAGCTTTTAGCTTATTCACCACGAACTTGTCAACTAGGTCGAACTTGGGTTCATCGGGGAGCTTGCTGGCTCGGCGCATGGCGGGCAGTGCGTCAAGGTTCTCTGTCGCCCACTGAAGCGTGGGAATAACCTTGACCTGACCACGCCGAATGGCCAGCATAAAATTGACTTGTTCGGGTCGTTCAAATCGAACAGTCAACTTGCCGTGCTCAAGCATTTCTTGGGCCATGTAAATGAGCCTGACGCAATGCATTGCATCCTTACGAACACCCACATCTTCCCACTTTTCGAGGTTTTTTGCCAGTCGCTGAAGTTGCTGACGAGCGTAGCCCCCGAATGTGGTCTCGACTTTCTTTGACAGAAACCAGTCAGCGGCCTTTTGGCGCAGAACTACGGCCGAATCGCCCATTACCAGCACCTCTCGGTCTCTCGTAAACAGAGTTTCCAGCACGTTTGGATTGCTATTGAGCGCGAGCCCCACGAATTTACGAAATTCCCACGCCACCGAGTCGATTACTCGGTCGTTGGACTCGATTGTGTCTGGACCTTTTGTCAAACCCCAGAAATGCTTTGGGTCTGCAAAAAAGTATCCACGATGGTCGGTGTCTGACGTGGGGCTATTGAGCCCGTAGGCGTGGCTGCCGTGAATTGTGAGGTATGCGGGGGTCACTTCTTGGCCTTCTTCTTGGTCTTTGCGGGTTTGGCGGGGGGTGTAGGTGTCGAATCTGCAGGGGAGTGTACCGCAACCGTCCACTGGGCGTCAACAGCGCCGGGACCCTGAATCCGAGGCACGCCGATAATGTCGGCAAGGCCAAATTTCACAGCCCCATCGGCGTCAAGGTAGACCTCGCGCTTGGAGCCAGAGAGTGCCTTTTCAATTTCCGCCTTGGACCGCTTGCAATCCTTGGCCAACAGGCCCATGACATAGTCGTTGACTCTGACGACCTCTTCTGTCTCGTTCAGAATGTCGTCCATTGACCCAAAGGCCCCAGCCTGCACCTTGTGGACCATCACACGGGCGTGGGGGCTCACGCAACGAACCGAGCCGTGAGCCAGAAGCAGGGCTCCAGCAGACATGGCGTAACCCATCGCAACCGTTACGATTTTGTTTGGAACTGTGTCCATTGCAGTCATCATTGCGAATAGCCCGGAAACTTCCCCGCCACCCGAATTGATGTACACGACAATCGGCTTGGAAGGGTCTTCCTCGGAGGCCTTAAACAGGGCGTTGCAAAATGCCTTTGCAGCGTCCGTGTCGAAGTCGCTCACCCAAATGGGTCCTTCGTCCATGTCCATTCCGAACGGAACTGGACCCATCATCTTCATATTTGAACTCATTTGTTACCTAGTGTCAGGGGTTCGCGCCAAATCTCACCACGGAGAAACGCCTTTACGGTTTCCCGCTTTCGGCGTCTTTCCTCCCTCCTACGGTGCTTGCGCTTGGACGCACCGGGAGGGGCAAACTTATCACGACCCGCCTTTGCAAGCTGGTCGACCTTGTCATTAAAAGCATCGCCGGAATGACCACGAATCCACCGGGTACGAGCGCCGGTCAGGATTGTGAGTCTACGAATTTCGGCAGCAAGTTCGATGTTCTTCTGGGCGTCGAATTCACCGGACGCCAGACCAAGGGCGTAGGTGCTGTCGGAAACGATTTCGACCATGTTGCCTTCGTGCAGCTTGTGGTCGTAAACAAACCGGAGGCCTTCGATGGCACCCGAAAGCTCGGCGGCATTGTTGGTGCCAGCGGACGCACCTGCCGAGCCCGCGCCAAGAATGTCTTCCCAGTCGGTAATCAGGTAGCCCCAACCGATAGCTCCCTTGGAGTCACCACCGGAGCTACCATCGCTGTACACTGAAATCAGCTTAGCCATTTGGAGACTATACCAGATTCCAAACAACAACGTCAATTCATAAACGTTGTGTCGGGCTGCTTTGTGAACGTGGCAAAGTTCGGGTCAATGACGTCGGGCTCGTTGAACTTACGACGCAGAACGTCTTGATTGGTCGCCACGTTCAAAAACCGCGAAGGCGGAATTTCCCGTGCAAAAGCGTCAGCCGGGACAACCGGATTGTCCACCGCCGCCTTCATGATTACAAAAAACTCGTTTGGGAGTGTCAGCTTGTTGGTGGTTTCAGTCTTGAAAAAGTCCAACATCTTTGTGAGAGTGGTCTGGATATACCCAACCATGGGGTTGGTCGACCCATGCATGGTGAGCAGGTCGATAAGCGCGTAGGTCTCGTCCTTCGTTACGGTAACCAGCTTGAACACGGATGTTTTTCCTTTAGTGTGGTGAAACGGTTCATCCACCGCTCGGCCTCGTCTTCTCCAAGCGACATGATAACTTCTAGAGTCAGAGCCCGCAAGTCCGAAGTGAACTTACGAAGCTCTTTGTGCTCGCAAACAGCCTTAGAGAGGGCATAATGAAGGGTTTCCACGTCATCCATGCCCCCTAGATTACGTCAAGGGCTCGACTGCGTCCATGGACACAACGAGGTGATTGTGCCACGCCCCCTTGGAGTCTCTGACGCTCATTGACAAAATTACGCATGGAACGCCGGACTGGAGGGTGGCGTACCCCACCACGATTCCGCTCTCCTTTGCGAAGTCGAACTCGACCGCAAACGCCGTCTTGCCCTTAAGCTGCACTCGGTCACCGCACTTGAAGTAGTTCATGGAGCCCTTATACACGGCTGCGGACGGATTGTCTACTCTTCGTCTCTCTCTTAAGGCGCGAACTTAGAGTCGCCAACCCCTTGAACCAATCTTGAACCAATTGATGTGGCTGTCGTGAGACCCGACAATCCACATGCCGCTGCAAAGCAACCCCTTTTTGTTAGCCTTTCACACACAAAATCTGCTTCAGAATCGCTACGGGCTCCACAAGGTCCGATTGAGCCGCCATAACGGTGTCAATGTCCTTGTACGCCATAGGTGTTTCGTCAATCACGTCTGAATCCTTGCGGCACTCCACCCCCGCCGTTGCCTTGGCGTGGTCATCGAGCGAGAACCGGCGCTTGGCCTCTGCACGCGACATTTTACGGCCGGCCCCGTGCGAGCATGACGTAAAACTATCCTTGTTGCCCTTCCCACGCACGATGTATGAACGCGCGCCCATCGAACCGGGAATGATTCCAAGGTCGCCTGTACGGGCGCGTACGGCCCCCTTACGGGTCACCCAAACATTCTCTCCAAAATGGTTCTCAAGCTCGATGTAGTTGTGGTGGCAGTTCACGGCTGTGTCGTCAAACGTAGCGACCGTACGCCCCAACACCTTTGCCATCGCAAAAATGGTGTTCTTGAGCATGAATTCGCGGCTACGACGGGCAAAATCCTGAGCCCATCGTACGCACGTCACGTAGTCCCCGTAAAACGTGCTGCCAGCGGGCAAATACGCAAGGTCTTGGTCTGGCAGGTTGATGAACCACCGACGCATTTCCTCTTTGGCCTTTTCAATGAAGAAGGTTCCAATTCGGTTGCCGATGCCGCGCGACCCGGAGTGCAGCATCACCCACACATTCTGGGTCTCATCAAGGCAAACCTCGACAAAGTGGTTGCCCGTGCCGAGGGTTCCGAAGTGACGCTCAGTGAACGGAGACGTGATTTCCGGATACTTGTCGGTCATCCACTTGTAATCATGGGCAAAATTCCAATCCGTGTCCCATGGGTTGAACGCCATACCATTCAGCAGGGGTTCGGCCTTCCAAGCTCCAACCGCACCCGGCCCACCATGCGGAACAGCGGCTTCGATTTCCGAACGCATGGCCGACAGGTTCTCGGGCAGGTCCGACGCCTTCAGGTCTGTCTTGACTGCAATCATCCCACAGTTGCCGGTGAGGGCGATGTTTCCGTTTCGGCGCATAACCCAAAAACCAGTCGAAGTTGTAAAACAATACTGGAACCCGTCGGAGCTTGGGACCTTTACAACTTCACTTTTGGGTGCCGCCTTAAGCCCGACCTTGGTTCTTGCGATTTTGAAAACGCGGTAATCAATCCCACTTTGCCGGGTGTCGACTTGAATCGAGGCTCTAAAACCCAAAACAGTAAATGCGTACTGAATGAAATCGGCTGAAGCTTTGTCGCGAGAAAAGTAGACTTGGTCTTTCTCGTTTCCGTCCCACTTGAGGCATTCGTCTGCAATGATAGACAGTTCTCGCACCGAAATGTTGCGGAACGAGAATTCGCCAAAACTCTTAACTGGCAGCGGGGGCCTGAATCGGAACCACGTTGCACCCGTCGAGTCCACACCGGATGTAAATGTGTCTCCAACGCGGATAAGTAGTTCTCGGAGTCTGGAAATCTTGCGTGTCTTTTTGAGCTTAACCACTCCTGAGTAATTGCCGTTTGCAAGGGGCACAAGATGCCCGTCAGCCATAAAGGCTACCTGAAGGCGTAGATGGTCCCCGCTAAGTCCGAGAATCGACTCATTAGCACCAAGTTCAAGATGATGTTTGAAACTAGACTCAAACTCTACCGGTGCGCCAAGAGCCAGCTTGGTGTGCTCTTTTGCGAGGTGTTCGGCCGAAACGACCTCTTGAACTCGCTCCCTCTTTCGACCGACAATCCGCCAGCACAGGACACGGTGGTCGGAACTGAGCATCTGGTCGATACCGTACTTCGTTTTGAAGTGCAAAAACCCATCGCTGTTTGGCTTCTTGACGAAGTGTGGAACGACCCATGAAGTTTGACCGTCAGGCGTCGTTTCTAGAATTGCGGTGCCGGGCTTGTAGTCGGAAATCTTCTCCCAGCCGGAGGGCGTAAGAAATTCCGTATCCGCGTCTACGCAACCCAAATCCACTCCCACTGTAGCGGGAATGATGACATTCTTGGTCGCAATTACCGTGCCAACCGTCGAACCCTTACCGGCGTGGACGTCTGGCATAACGGCCAAGTGCCTGAACAAAAAGGGCATCTTGGACAGGCGCAAAAGCTGGGCCTTGGCTTCATCTTCGAACGGCACCCCCTTGGTCCACGACTTGACGTGAACAGCGGAGTCATCGTTCTTCATCACTTCGAAATTACTCATTTGTGCGCTCGATATCGCCAATGATGGACTGGAATTCCCCATCGACAAAAGAATTCGGAAAAAGCCGTGGATTCATTTCCACCATGGACGACTCTACGTCAAGAAGTCCGCACCAAGAATAGCCGGTCTTGGCGGAATACACAAGATAGTCCTCAATCGGGATGGGGGTGTCAGATTCCTGACTGAGGAGAACCTCCAAGTGCAAACCGTTCAGGTTCACGTTGTCGTGGATTGCCTGAGCAAAGGGGTCCTTGGCGAAGCGGTGGACACCGTCGACGTCAACAATATCCAAGACCGTGTTGCCGATTTTGCAAGTTCCGATTTTCATTGTTTAAACCTTGAAAGTAGTGCTGCCAACGATAAACAGGTAGTTGAGGTGGTTCCACATGGCTTGCTCGACTGCGGACGGGTCAACCCGGAGATTCTTTTCGAAGTCGGGCTGTTCCTTCCGGTACATCAAAAACATTCGCTTGTTGCCAGTCTCGATTCCGTTTGCGATGTTGGCAATACGGTCCGCCAGCTTAAGCTGAACCGCACCCGGACAGCTACGAATCTTGGGGTAGGTCTTGGCCTTCCGCTCCTTGCGGTTCTCCCCCGGCTCGTCGGTAAGAGCAGCGACCAGAGCGGCGACCTTCGGGCCAAACAGGTCCTCGATGGTCGAGATTTTGACACCGACGTCCTCCACAACGTCGTGGAGGTAGCCAGCCGCCAGCAACGCCTTATCGGTTTCGCCAAAGTTCATCAACATCTCTACCACAGCGTCCAGATGAACGGAATAGGGCTTTCCGTCGTACGTCTGGCCGACTTCGGCGTGGGCGATGGATGCAAACTTCTTGGCGAAACCGATAAGGTCGTTAGGGGTCATTGGCGTCTTGTATCATTGTTTGGGGTTCGCTGTCAACCGCACTCACTTATCCCACATGCGCAAGAGCCTTGCCAGCAGGAACAGAACCGCGACCATGACCATGAGCGCAAGCCCAACCATGTCACCCAGCGTGAGCACGAAAGTCATTCCTTACTCCCGACCTTGAGGCCCCCGGCAAGTAGGCTAAACAGCACCATCAGGCAAAAAGCCTCACAGAACCCGATTTCTGGCAGCCCAAACAGCCGGGTCATCAGCCAATTCCACAGCAGCATGATGACGAACGGCTCCACGGCAAGAGCCAGAACAAGAATAACAACAAGACCAATGCCTTCCATTTTGTAATTCCTTTCAGTGCTGCGATTGAGGCCCCGTTATACACGGGGCCTCGGTGGACGTCAACCCCTTACTGCACAACCGGGCGATTCACCACAGTCTGGTGGGTGCCCTTGTACGTGTCGTGGCGAACCACCGTGGCCTTCAGGTCGACCTTCTGACCGGGGGTCAGGGACTGGTGGCTGAAGGCCTTCAGAATGCTGCCATCGGCCGTCACGAAGGTGGCAATCGTCATGTCCGAGTTGGTCCGGAAGTTCTCGATGAAGGTAACCCCCGAGAAAACCTCGCGCTTCTTGGGCTGGCCGACAGGCTTGGAGGTCTTCTGCGCCGCGAACAAGATGCCCTTGACCGGGTCCGTCTCGACACCGAGGTGGCGGTTGACCGTGGGAACGATACTGACCGCGATTCCGAGGGCCTTGGGGTTGACCGCACCCGCGAAGTTCAGCAGGCGAATCGCGTCCATGTAGTCGTTGCCCTCGGGGGTCTCGTCCAGCATCACCGAGAGGTTCTGGCGGTATTCGACGGCCTTGGCGAAGTCGGCCGCCGTGGGGAGGGTGTTGCGAACCGAGAGGTTGCGGCCCCACGTCCACGACACGTAGCTGTCAAGGGCGTCTTCGGGGGTCATGTCCGAGCAGTCCGGAGCGCGGAGGAAGGCGTTCATGATTTCGAAGACCCGGCTCTTGGTGCTGGTCTTGCCGGTGGCGTAGGCTTCCTTGCTGCTGACCCAACCATGCGCCCGGATGGCCGACAGGCTGCACGCGAGCACGAGGTTCAGCGACTCGGCGTTGAAGCGGCGGGGGCACTTGTGCCACTGGGTCACGGTGTCGCTGATGGACGCCAGCGTGTTCATCAGGCCCGCCAGACCGGCCGGGGACATGCGAACGTCACCGAGGAAGTCCGTCAGGCAGTTGCGGCCAACCTGACGCTCCGAGCCGTCCTCGTGCGCCACGATGAAGCTCTCAAGGCGGTCGCGACGGACCTTGCAGTGGTCGCACCACAGCGGGTCGCGAGCCTGCGTGCCGGTCTGGACGTGCTCGCCGGGGACCGTGGTGACGAGCGGCAGAAGCTCGCCCGAATCGGTCTTCAGCGGGCTGACAACACCGACCAGACGCCACCCGCCGAACTTGGGGGTGCTGCCGTTGATGGTCACGTCGACCACGACCTCGATGCGGGTCGCCCCGCGCTCGGTGTACTCGCGGCGGCGGGAAGCACCCACCGACACCGTGTACTCAGGCACGCCCAGCTTGCGGGCCTTCTTGTTCGCGTTCTCGACCAGCTTGTGGAACTGCGCGACGTCGGCGTCGTTGATGGTGTAGGTGGCGTTCATGGGATTGCTTATACAGGACCCATTTCCCACCGTCAACACCCTTTGTTAAATTTTTGAGTCCCAGTCCACAAACCCCTGACCCACGGTCAGAAGCTTGGCCTGCAAGTCTGCCAGTCGCTCCTTGCACAGGTCAATATCCCGCTCGATACTTGCAATTTCCGCCTTAAGCGCCCCGTTTGGGGGATTGGCCGGGAAGTGGTCTCGCTGGAACCGGGAAATCAAGAACTTGCGGCCGTTGTCGAACTCCAGCCCGCAAATGGGTTCGTTCCAACGTCCAAAGTAATAAAGCGCGTAGACCTTGAGACCAATCAGGCCCTTGGACGTTGGAACGTCCGCGCACTCCAACAGGTCCCGCTCAAACAACTTCCACGTACCGTCAGGCAGGTACAAGCCCCCGAAAGACTGTGAAAACCCGTCATCAATGTCGAGGGACACGTCGTAGGTGTTGAAATTGTTATGCCAATCACGGCCACTTGCTGGGCCAGCAGCCCTGATTACAGCGGGCTGACGGTTGAGGTTCTTCTTGGGATAGGGCACAGTGACAGTCTTCATGGAGTCCTCCGGTTAGCTTGAATATTGTAGAGAAGCTTCAACAGCGCGATTTCGTAGTTGTACGACCGAATGAGTTCTGGAATGGTCATGTCAGCACCTGTGAAAAACGAGGCTCAGCGATGCCGGTGCCGTAATACCACGTTCTGACCCCGAACGGAAGGGCCACCGTGCGCCATCCGTAAGAGCCCAGTTCAACCCATACGCCGTTTTTCTGCCCCATAAGGTCCCACGAAGTCTGGCTTGTGTTCACCAATTCGACGGTCAAGTCGGCCTTTTTCATGAACCGAATGACGGGAGTTACTACATAGGCCAAAAGCAGAGGGTAGTTTGGCTCCCTGTCAGAAGAAATAGCCATTAGCTCCAGTTTCAGGAATTCAGGCAAGTGGCATTCTGAGCGGTCACGGTCACCGGGGCGAAAGCAGGGGGTCACACACTGGTAACGTCCATTTACAAAATCGCCCCACTTTGGGTCAAACTTGGCAATCAGGGATTGCTCGCCAGACCCCACCATGTCGTAGAGGGGCACTGCGTCTGGGGGAATGGTTGCGTCAATGTAGGGGGTTGCGACAGACCACGGAACATCCACATTCACAAATCCGCAATCGCTGTAATGGCGTTGCGCTCTGGCGATGTTTTCGAGGTGCCTTGCTTCAACTTTCACTTTCGGTCTCCCGAGGCGAAGGCTCGCTTGGTGATATAGCTCATTTGAAGCAAGTCTTCAAGCGTGATGTTGTGCTGCTGTTCTGCGTAGACCTCGATTGCTCCAATCAAATCAGCCAGTTCCAAAATCGCCATGGGCGGGCACTTTTGCTCAAGGGCGTCCTCAAACTCCAAAAACTCTTCACGAATTTTTGAGGCCTTTCCCAGTTCGCCCTTGGGGATTTCATTCAAGTGATAGCCCTTGATGGTCATCGCTGCAACCACCATTCGTCGTACGCCATGCCCGAGGCAGAAACGCTGTCGTACGCCGTAACGACCTCGCAATTCGAATCGATGACTACGGTCACGTTGGTCTCAAGGTCCCCCGGCCCATAGGCATCCTTGGGGAGATACACGTAGAGGTCCAACATGACCCCCTTAGAGTAGTCCAACCGCTTCAAAATCCAGACCTCAAGCTCCGGGTAATCGCAGAGGTCTACATCGGGCATCCACTCCAAAACATTGAAGCTTGTGCCGCCCGATGCGTCGGTTTCCCGTTCGCCAACACGGATTTTACCCGGAGTGAAACCGACAGCACGGGCAACAGCCTTCTGAATATCCCCAATCTTTGCGCGCTTCATTAGAACGTCCCCAGTGCAAGACGAGCTTCCTCGTCGGTGAGAATGAAATCGGTTCCAAGGTCCAAATAGGCGTGGCGGCCAGTGGAGGGCTGCCAGCAATACTGCAACCGTCGCCCAGAGCGAGTCGTAAACGGGGTCTCGCTTCCGCCACAGGCGGGGACCCAATTGCCGTTCTCGGCCTGAATTCGCTTCTGCTCCAGCATCTGGGCGACGGTCATTTCCATGCGAAGGCTTATCTCAAATCGAGGGCTGAGTGTCAATACGTATATTGTTCAGCCTCTTCACGAGTCATGAAAAAGTGAATGCCTGAAGTGCATTCAACCCGAATGTCTGGGTCGTAGTTGCTAACCTCGACGTACTCCCCGACCCTGTAAACAAAGTTTGAGTCGTATAGAGACTGGAACTCCTTGGCTTCGGACCTGTATGCTTCCACAACAAAAGCCTTGGAAGTCCGGCACTTACGCCCAACAAGGCTTGAAGTCCGGGGACCCTCAATACGGAGCTTGAGGACTACGCCTCCAAAGCGCCCTGAACCCAAGACCTTTTTGTAAGCTTCGAAAGGCTCGTTCTGAGGACAAAGCTGGAAATCGGGGAGAATTGCATCAGTAATATCTGCGTTGGACAGGTGTGCGCCAGTCAGGTTTGCTTTGGATAGATTTGCGCAAGTCAGGTTTGCACCGGACAGGTCTGCGCCAGTCAGGTTTGCATAAGACAGGTTTGCGTAAGACAGGTTTGCGCCAGTCAGGTTTGCATAAGACAGGCTTGCGCTACGCAAGTCTACGCCAGTCAGGTTTGCACCGGACAGGTTTGCGCCAGTCAGGTTTGCATAAGACAGGTTTGCGTTGTACAGGTCTGCGCCACGCAGGTTTGCGTAAGACAGGTCTGCGCCAGTCAGGTTTGCGTTGTACAGGTCTGCGCCACGCAGGTTTGCGTAAGACAGGTCTGCGCCAGTCAGGTTTGCGTTGTACAGGTCTGCGCCACGCAGGTTTGCGTAAGACAGGTCTGCGCCACGCAGGTCTGCGCTACGCAAGTCTACGCCACGCAGGTTTGCGTTGGACAGGTTTGCGCAAGTCAGGTTTGCACCGGACAGGTCTGCGTTGGACAGGTCTGCGTTGGACAGGTCTGCGCGCCTACCCTTCGTGCTGTCGACAAGCCACTCAGCGTGAGACTTCAAGATTTCATCGAGTTCGGTCTGGGTCATGGAGGCTTTATCTCAAATCGAGGGCTGAATGTCAAGCTCCATCGCAGCGATTTCCGGGTTGATGGGTCGGTTCCGAGCAGCCTGAAGCTCAGCGGCCACCTTCATGTAGGTCGGCTTTTCAGGAATCATGTCGATTTCCATGAAATAGTCCACCAAAATCTGGACAAGGGCGCGGTGCTGGGGGCCATGCCAGTGCTCACGAGGCGGCTGGCCGCCAACAGCCTGCCTTGCCCGGTCGTCATACTTGACGCAGTGCCAGTGGTGAGCAAGCTCATGGACAAGCGTCAGCCAAGTCTGCATGGTGTGGGCCACCACAATCTTGGGGACGTCCATGACCTTGGCACGACGCCAATCCGGGCGGAACATATACAGCCCCGGCTGGTAAAACGACCGGGTACGCTTGCGGGTCGACACCTCATAGACGACTCGGGGGAGGTTGAATCGATGGATGGCCCTGTTCAGGGCGACCATGGCGGTCTCGGGCGTAATCGCCCCCATCTGGCCATACCGATTGCGCTCAATTGCGTAGTATTTAAGGGACATGAAGGGCTTTGTACAGGTTCAAAGTCGGAACGTCAAGTGGTAATCTACAAATCGGTTGTACGAGTGTGCTAAACTGGCGATACTCCAACCAAAGGACCACCAAACATGGCAACAAACGAAACATCTTTTACAATCAACGTGACCGCTGCTTCTGGCGAAAACTATGCCGGAACTTTTATTGTTCGACGTCGGCTGTCGCACATGCAGACTTTGCGCCGGGACGAACTTCGCCGGGAACTACTAGGTTCCAAGCCCGACGCTGCTCCAGACTCACTTAAGCAAAACGCCTACATCCTATCGACTTGCGCAGCTTATGTCAAGGAAGCCCCGTCGTGGTGGACCAACGCCTCTAACGGCGTGGATTTGCTGGACGAAGAGCCGGTCGGTGCGGTTTTCCAAGAGATTCTAAAGATTCAGGACCAACTGAACAAAGAGCTTGAAGAGAAGGCCGAAAAGGCCAAGCTGGCTCTGAAGGCAATTTAATGAATCTTACAGCCATTGGACTGCTTGCACTCCAGTCTGTGGCTGCCCCGGACATGGCGGCCCAAACCCGCCATGTCTTGCGGTGGTATTCTAAAACCTTTTCTACGCCTCTGCACCTAGTAGAGCAAGAAATACCGCTTGAGGACGTTTGGCAGGCCTTTTTTGAAGAAAAATATGAAGCTTTGGAGCCGGAAGAGCTAGAACAAGCTGTCAAAGACGCCTTGACACCTCCGGAAGAACGTGCAGAGGCTGAAGACAGGCTCAAGACCGAAGCCGTCGCAGATGACGCCTTTGTAAAGGCCACGGAGGCGGCTGCGGCGGCTCCAGTACCGACTCAGGTCCCTCAAATCCTTGACACGGCTCTGAAAGACACAGTCAATCCCGCTCCCAAGCCGGAACCAAAGCTTGAACCGGACATTTTGTTCGAATTTGTAGACGACGCGGAAATGCAGCAGCTTTTGTCGAAGTCGGGGTAATCTACACCATATGAGCGCGACCGTACCTCACATTTGCCCACAAACAGACAGCTTTGGAGTTGGCCCATGAGTGCTTCAAAACAACTGCGTTTTGAATTTGTATTGGACTTACAGTCCTTTCAACAGGTTAAGCGAGCCCTTGGGGAGCTTACAACTGAGGCCCAGAAATTCGCAAAGGCCATGCAGGGCTCTGGCGGCGGGCTCTTCGGAGGGGCCAACGTGGGGTCGCGCAATCCGTCGCAAGCTCAGACCCACGGCAAGATGCACGCGGCTGGAATCGCGCCTGTCGGCCCCATTAGCTCGAATCTTGCACAAGCGGTTTTGAGGGATGTTAGTGCCCTTAAGTCCTTGTCCAAGTCCGGGGCCGACGCAATGAAAATCATGAAGGACGCCACAGGCCAGTCTATTCGTGAACAAATCGCTATTGTAGAAAATCTTGACAAGAAAATCGCAAGCCTTCAAAACCGCTATGCTTCACTTAAGGGTCCCGACGCCAAGTCGAGGGCCGCACAGAATCTTTTGGCTCTGGGCAATAAGCGCAACGATGCTGCATCGGATTTGAATGCTCTGAGCAATCTCCACCACGGCCCAAGCTTTGGCGGGGCCATTGCGGGTGGCTTTGCCCAAGGTGGTATTCGGGGCGCGGCAATGGAGGGAATGAGCGCGCTTGGAATTGGCGGAATGTCGGCTGGAATGGCGACAGCCGCCACTGTTGCTGCCGTGGGCGCGGCCGTCGCAGCCGCCGTGTACAAAGCGGTCGACAAGGCTACCGCAACATCGGTTCAGTTTGACGAAAAGCAGATGAACCTTTATGCGGCTCAGGGCCGTGCAATGGACCCATTTGTCACGATGGGCAAGAGGGCCGACCCCAAGATTCTAAACGCAATGTCGTCTTTGAAAAATGGCGCATTTGGCGATAAAGAAAACACCATCAAGGCCTTTCGGAGTGTGTTTGGCAGCGACAAGGACATTTCAAGGGTTTTGGGTGGCGTGTCCGACACAGTATGGAATAACTGGAGCGGCGAGAAACTGACAGCAATGGCCATGAAAAACGCACAAGGTGAAGACCTTGTGCGACTGGCCGACGCTGCGTCCCAAACTGTCGGCCACAAAACAAGGATTGGATGGGCTCAGGAGTGGGCTGACGAGACCCGTGCCGAAAGGTTGGCCGCAAGTCAAATGGCCGGACGGGGGTGGCGAGTAAACCCAGAAACCCGCCAGCTTGAGGATTCATTCACTGGATGGAAAGCAAACCTGCACAGGCGAGGCTTTACGACTTCTCAGGCTTTGTCTGGAATGCTGGCTTCTCAGCATGGGGCTGGCTCTGGTCAGTTTGGCGGGGATATCATGTCCTCTACCGCTGCCGGTTGGGGTCAATATGGCAATGTGTTGACAGCCGCCGCAAGAATGGCTGGAACCAGCGGCGCTCGCGGTTTGGCGACCCTCGGCTTGGGCGGCGGAATTAGTCGTGGTGCCGGTATGCAACTCGCTCAAGGCGTTTTGGGCAGCGGCTTCGACCCCAGAGGCACAACTGGTATGGCGGGCGTGCTGGGGGCCTTCCAAGGCGGGTATGGGCACATGCTAGGCAAGAATGCCGACCCAGCCCTGCAATACAATGCAGCCAACCAGTACCTTGCTGCTATGCAAACGGGCTCTGCGTTTACCACCGGGGCGTCAAGTCCGTTCCAACTTGGAATGAATGTTTTGGGGGCCGTGGGGGCAATGCCGGGGTCTTCGATGTACCACCAAGACCTGTTGGCCCAGCGTTTTGACATGAAGCAAATGATGGCTGGGGCTTCCGGGACACTAACCGGGACCATGGCTGACGTTGCACGGCTGACCGGAATGTCGCAAGACACGTTCCAAAAGCAAATTGGCAACAGCTTTGACGGTAGTCTGGCTATGTGGGCAGACACGGGCGCTAACGACGCCGTCAGTCTAGCAATGCGAAAGTACCGGGCATCTGGTAAGTCTGTCAAGGACTTTGCAAAAACGGCCTCTACAGACGAATTGAAGGCACTCGGAATTGGCCTGTCCGAAGTCAGCGGTCAGGACCTTGAAGGCTCGATTGGGTCCATGTTTGCCTTGAAGGGGTTGGGCCACAAGGGGGCCGGTGGAGCCGCTCCGATGGCTGGACGTCCGGACGACGAAACGAAAGCCAAGCTTGAGGCCGAAGCCAAGAAAATGGAAGAGGCACAAAAAGTCCTCGAAACCCATTTTGACACCCTTTTGGCAAACCTGAAGGCGGCGACAGACCTCAACCCCCAAATGGCCCAAGACATTAGCATGATTAGAGCCGTCTTGGTAAAGGCTGCCGGACTGATGGGAATCGACGTTACAAAAATCGAAGAGAGCCTCATCAAAAACGTTATCTTGGGGCTGTTGCCAAAGCCTGCCAATTTTACTGACAACACCCCTGCCGGTCGGGCAACGGCAAAGGCCTTGGGAAAGTAAATGCCATCCTACAACCTAATCAGCGCTCTTACGGATGACCCAAAGGCGACGAGCTTGTCCTTGTCAGCCTCGGCCCTGATTGCGGTCTATCGGTTCAAGAATCCGGTGACTTACGACCGTAAAGCCCGAAAGAGCTACACGGACGACCTTCAATTTGCGACCGTCGTAAAGGACCGTATCGAAATCGTAGACGATATCAGGTCTTTGCAGGTCACGTCAAACAAAAAATCCCATTTGACTACGTTGTCCGCCCAACTGCTTCCAACGACAGATTGGGAAGGCCAGCTATTGCCCGGTGACTTTGTCTTTGCTTGGATTGCTCAGGACAAGGAGACAATCAGAACCGTTCAAGCAAAGTTGGCCAACGGAGAACCCGCTAACGAGTGGGAAGACGGTCTCAAGTTTTTTGGGCGCGTCGCCGTTTGTCGCAAAAAGCGAATTACCGGCCCAGACGGACACAAAAACGTGTCGTATGTTTTGTCGGCTGCAGGCTTTACAGAGCTAGACATGCCCATTTACTACGAGCCTTACATGGCGAACCAGTACAAGGGCGTTTTGAGTTCGTGGATGCACACGTTGGGGCTCGAAATCAACCAGTACATCGAAAGCTCGCGCAAGACCGCGAACGGTGGGATTGAAACCCACACAATCCTACCAGCACTCTACGAAATCCTTTTCAAAAAAGGCATTCCCATCGACCTGAACGCAGACACTTCGGTGGTTGCAGTTCCCCAACAAACGGCGGGGCTGGACCAGCGCACAATGTTTACAATTCCCACCCCTGTTGGCTCCGTCCTCGGAAGCTACGCACAGGCAAGCCTCAAGTGGGCCGACCTGATGGAGCTTGTGGTTGGTGTTCAAAAGTTTACAAACGAAGGGGTCGACCCCAAAAAGTTGTTCATTCCTGCTGGGGTTTTTGAGGGCGAAAAAAGCCACTATACAGGCACGCCCCTGATGGGGACGTTCATGCCCCAAGTGGCAGCATTCACCGGCAACAAGTCGGCATGGTCGGTGCTGGAGGGCTTTGTAAATCGGGCCGTCAACGAAATGTTTGTGGCTTTGAAGGTGAACGCTAAAGGGCGTGTTGTTCCCACGCTAACTGTTAGGCAGCTTCCGTATTCGTCAGATGCCATTGACGAAACCTACACGCCAAAGGACCCGCTGACGCCCGAGCAGCGCAACCTCGTCAACAAGGCACAAAAGGGACTTAAAAGGGCTGGTGGCCCCGAAACAAAGGCAGGGAAGGCCCTTTTGGCTACCTATGCAAAGCGCTACGCTAAGGCCGGGATTAACCCGATGAATGTGGCCCTTGCCCCAAAACCCCAAATGCACGGGGTAACTCGCTTCACGGAACTTCCCCGGTGGGTCATTCCAGACATTCTCGTCAAAGAAGTCGATATCGGCAGGTCAGACCAAGGTCGCATCAATTTCATTCACGTTTATGGCGAAGCCGGTCAATCCGATTCATTGACAAAGCAGTTTGCCCGCCACCAACCCGTCCGTGACGACGTTGACATTGCTCGGTCGGGATTGCGGCCTCTCATGGCTACGGTCCAGTGCAGCCCTCTGGACGTTGCAATGGCTGGTCCCGAGGCTTGGATGAATCTGTTGGCAGACATTCAAATGAATGCACATTTGGCTCTGAATGGTATTGTCAATATCTATGGCACCCCGGCTCCGGTCGCTCCGGGCGACAACATTCAATTTGACGGGGTTATTGGCCACCTTGAAGCTGTCAACCATGCGTTTTCGGTCAACATTGTCGGAACCCCCAGCTTCATGACCAGTCTTGAATTTAGTCACGGTGTAAACTTGGATTACATCAGCACCGAAGACTGGTTTGGTATTTCCAACCCCTTGAATTCGGTCCAAGACCCGGCCACAACCATTGACGGGGTCGGTCCGACCACCGTAACGGCTGTGGATGATGTTCGACCACAAAGCATTCCTAACACTTCAATTACTGTATGATTGATAATTCCATTCTACCCAGTTTTTTGTCGTCTGTCTCCAGAGGGACTGGGGATGGCGGCGACCTGTTGACAAACTACATCCTCCGAATGGGTGAGGTCAAGAAGGTTGTCAAGCCGTCAAGCCCGAAATCTGTCTCAAAGACTACCACCGAGTACGAGGTCGAGGTCGAGCACCGTGACGGCTTGGGTAGTTCAACCCACACTCGCTACACAGGCGTGGTGGCAATCAATGCGTTTGGTGGTGGTGCAGACTATACCGAGGTCGTGTATCGCCCTGCAACCAAAAACCCAGCAGACGACGTTGGCAATGGGTCAAAGGTTTTGTTGTTGTGCGTGTCCGGCGACCAATCCAAGGCTGTTATTTTGGGGGGCATTCCGAAGGCGTCCACAGATTCGTCTCACCACTACGCCTTTGAATTCAACGGAGCCCGTTTTGAAGTCAATTCGGAGGGCGAGGTCTCGTTTGTTCACCGAGGCCCGACCAATATTGACGGAACTGTCAAGGAACAATACGAAGGCTTTGAGGGCACCTCGGTCGAATTTAACAAGCGGGGCAATTTCTCCCTCACGGGGCACAAAGCTACACAATACATTGACTTGGTTCACGCAGACCCGGATGCTCCGGAACGTGACAAATCAATCGATATTCAGGCAGACCAGAAGCTTAGGCTAGCCTCCACGTCCGAAATTGATGTTTTGTCAACAGACAACATCAAAATCCAGTCAGACAGCGGCACTGTAACAGTGCTGTCTGAAGGGGTGTGGGTAGGTGATGCAACGGATTGGTGGATTAAGGGCACTACGTACCGCGACAACGAGAGTACGTGCAACAACCAAGTCGCGTCAAGTCTTACGTCTGCGTCTACGGCCCTGACAACCGTTGTCGCCCAGCTTCAGGCTGCCGCTGCCCTCAATGCCGTGCCTGTTATTGGCGGCCTGATGGCCCTCCCAATGTTTTTGACAATGGCGGGCACTCTAAGCGGGGCGGCAATGTCTCTCAATCAGGCTTCAGTCGCTATCCAGTCGTTTGAGGGCGGGGCTCCAAGCTATCTTTCTAAGAAAAATAAGGCGGATTAATGGATTTGTCAGCTAAGCTTGGCGAAATTATGCAGGCCGCCGCCCCGGTCATCGAAGATTCATACCTCAATGGCGTCACAATTGAGTCTGCTGATTGGCTACCGGGTCTACCCGGCTACGGAAAGATTCCTGCCAACTACAGGGCACAAGGCAGACAGGGCGTTCAAGCAACGTTGGCTGTTTTGTTGAAGGTTTTGGCCGATGCGGACCTCGATTTTGCGGAAATTACATACAGTGGTGGGTTTGGCGTATGGTCAGACCCAACCTACACACCACTCACAGCAACTAAGGATGTTTTGGGTCGGGTTGTTGTGTCTGGACTACTTCTCGTACCCGCGACGGTGGGTGGGGAGGTAGCCTGTGTGCTTCCAGAAGGTTTTAGGCCGACCAAGAATCTGATTGCACTCGGGTCCGGGTCCGGGGGCACGCCACAACTCACTCTCCGAAGCGATGGAGCGCTTGTGATTGACGTAGCGCATTCGGCTGGCTGGATTTCCGTCTCGTTTGTGTACACAGTGTAATCTTTGACCTATGAGCATCAACGCCCCAGAACATTTGCCACCGCTTGGCTCGGCCACGAAAGCCGCACGGGAGAACGTAAATCCGTTCGACGTTGTTTTCAATCAAAAGCCGGGTCCAATGTGGGAAGTTGCAGAGGCCCCCACCCTCAAACTCAATTGGAACAAGGTTTTTCCATACCAGTTCATGATTTTGAAGCGGGTCGGTGGCCGCTGGGAGTCGGCAACGGACATTAATATACCACCTCCGTTCACCCTTCCAATTCCACCGCAATCCATTTCAATCGATATGGATTTTGCTTCGTCGGTTGAGGCCACACAAGGCGGCATCATTGAACAAAACAATGGTGCCCCGTTCCGGGACATTATTTTGCAAGGAACCACGGGTGTCCTGCCCTTGCGCGGTGTGTCAAGCAAAGGGGGCCGTAGTGTCGGAATCGCAACTCTTCAGACCTTGTTTGCTGGCACTGTCCAAGCGGCCAACACCCTTACAGCAGTGGCCGGTGTGGTCGGGAATCCGACACCCCAAAATGTAATTCCAGACGAATCCTTTGCAGAGACAACTCCAGACTCCCCGGCGTACGGAACTGGATACTACCAATTCCTGTTGCTCAAGCGGTATCTGGAGTGGTACGCCGAAGCCAAGAAACAAAAGGCGTACGCAGATTACGCCCTTGGATTTGCCATCTGGAAAGAGCGCGAAGTCTACCTTGTAACGCCTCGTAAATTTACGGTCTCTCGCAACGGAGGCAAGGCTCTCCAGTACCCATACCAAATCGCGCTCCGGGCTTGGAGGCGTGTCACCCTTAACGCGGGTGCTATGGGGGATTTGTCAACAGAGCACTTGCCGGTTCGCTCTCCAAGTGTTTTGGCCGAAGCCCTGACAGCCATTGACCTTGCACGTCGCAGTATCGAGAAGCTCACAGACGTTGTCAAGGCGGTATCTGCCGACATTGAAAATATCGTTCTCACCCCGCTCCGGGAAATTTCGTTGTTCTGTCAAGCCGGATTGGGCTACACTTCTGCTGTGGGAGACCTGCCCGGACTGATTCCGTCATTGGAAAAGATTGTTGTTGATTTTGTGCGGTCAGACCGCTATGAATTGCTGACTCCGGAGACCGTGGCGTCTAAGCTAGGTGTGACCCTCGGTGTCAGCCAAAAGGTCGACCTCGATATTGAGACCCTAACGACAGGCATTATTGGGGGCTATCGGCTTGAGCACTTTTCAAAGCCGCAAGACTACAAAGAGCTATGGGGCGCGGTCAAGCTAGACCGTATCCAGCTTCCCCAGCACATCCGAGACCAAATCAAAAAGACCCTTGACACGGCGTCTCGGCTTCGTCAAACCGACTTTTCTAAGGCACGTACCGACATTTCAAAGTACCTTGCCGAATACAGTGCGGCGGTAGGAGTGGGAGACTCCGAATACAGCGCTCTTTACGGTGCGACTTCGACGACCCCAATTAGGACGACCCCGACAACCGCCGACTGGACGGTCATGGCGGCCCTTGGACAGGCAATCGGGGCCTTGGACGGACTTGCTGCCAGTGCGTCAATTAATGGCGACAAGACGTCTGTGGAGGTCATTGCGGGGCTTGCCACAAATGCGGGTCTGGTGTTCTCAAAGCCTCAATCCAAGTTCCTCGTTCCGTTCCCGGCTGGCTACACGCTAGAAATGCTAGCGACCCAGTATCTTGGCAATCCTGACAGATGGATTGAAATTGCGGCGGTCAACGGACTTGTGAGCCCTTTTGTTGACGAAACAGGGCGGTCAGACATTTTGGTGGCCAACGGCTTCCAAAACAGCATCGGTGTGGGCCTTGGTACGGAATTTGCAGTTGGTCAGCTTGTGTGGCTGTCTGCCGTAGGAATCCCCCGCGAAACCCGGCGAGTTCTGTCTGTCAAGAAGTATGACAACGAGTTCCAAGTCCTACAGCTTGATGGCGAGTCCGATTTGGAAAGATTTACACTGGCACTGGAATCCACAGCGTTTTCTTACGCCCCCAATACCACCAACTCCAGACAGTTTGTCTACATTCCCAGCCCGGACGCCTCCGAAGACTTCGATTGGCAGACCAAGACAATTCCGGGGGTCGACTACTTTGACCCAATGATTCGTGTTGGCGGTATGGACATTCAAGTTGATGATTACGGTGACATTGTAATTGTCGGCGGGGCGACCAGACTCGCTGTCGGCCTCAACAACATCATCCAGCAACTCAAGATTGGGATTGGTACTCCGCAAGGGTCGCTAGCAAGACACCCCGAATTCGGGTTTGGGGTGCTAGCTGGGACTTCAACTGCCGACCTTTCTCCAAAGCAAGTCTTGACGGCTGCAAAAAACTTCGTACGCAATCATCCTGCCTTCACTGGGGTTGACTACGCGGCTGTAGCCAAAGACGGAAATGCCATGCAGATTTCGCTTGGCGTCGGAATTCGTGGTATCAGCAAGACGGTTCCGATTACCGTAGGCGTACAGTCATAATCTAAGGCTTGAATCGTAGCATTGTCGTGCCGATTCAAACCCCCAAATGGCTACTACACCTACACCCCGCTCCTTTTCGCAAATTCTCGGCACCATGCTCGGAACCTTCCGTCATTTGGCGGGACTTGCCGCTGTGCAGGTTGGCGACCCGTCTGTCTCCATTTTGGAGGCCGGTGCCCAGTCAGACTTCCGCAACACCCAAGAGATTTTGAAGGCTCAAGCTTGGGTCGATATTGGAAACCGTACGGGGCACGAGCTTGACGCAACTGGGGCATCTATCGGACGCCACCGCCTTTTGGCAACAAGAGCGCAAGGTGTGGTGACCATCACAGACCCCTCGTTCGTCCGAGTTTCTGGGACCCTTGCGTCGGACGCTATTTCGGGCGCTACAGTGCTGACTCTGTCCGAAGAGGGCTCATTCCCGGCATCTGGCTCTGTTTATGTCGGTCGCGAGTCGGGAGCGGAAGAGGGGCACTTCACATTTACTCGGTCGGGTGTATTCATCACTTTGGGGTCAGCCTTGGCTGGCTATCATCAGGCTGGGGAGACGATTGTTCTGGCGCAGGGAGGGTCGAGGCCCATTCTTGTCGGAACTGTGGTCATGACCTCTCCGAACGCTGCCGGTGGCCAAATCAGATTCCGAACCACTGCTCCAGCCACCATTCTCGACGGAGAAGTTTCAGTCACAGACGTCCCGGTAGAGTGTCAACAAGTCGGTGTTGTCGGAAACATCCAACGAGGGCTCATTTCAGCCTTTGCAACGACGCCCTTTTCTGGTGCCCAAGTGACCAACCCGCTCAAGTTCACTTCGGGTCGGGCCGTAGAACGCGACGACGACTACCGCGAAGCCCTGAAAGCCGCCAAGGATGATAGCACCAAGGCGACAGCAACAGCAATCGTGTCAAAGGTACTGGGAGCCCAGAGTGTCGATGAGGCTGGCACAGTAACGTCGGCTGTAGTCACCAGCCGGTTCGGAGAGAAGGCCGTTGTCGTCGATGACGGAACCGGCTACCAAAACAAAGCCGCTGGGGAGGCGTACGAAGTTCTGACCGCATCCGCAATCGGTGGCGAAGACTCGTTTGGATTGACCAATAGGCCTGTCTCTGTTGCTTTCGTTTCGCCCACCGTCGCCTCGTGGGTGCCCGTTGCCGACTCCGTACTGACCATTGCTGTAGACGACTCCGTCTGTGAAATTGCCTTTGCTGCCGACGACTTTGCTTCGTCCTCGTCTGCGACTGCTGAGGAATTGGTGGCTGCAATCAACACGGCAAACACCCTCGTATTTGCCCAGCAGTCGGGCTCAACGTTCTTGGTAGCTCCCCGTGTCGGAGCCACAATTCGTATTGTCGACGGTGGAGCCAACGACTGGCTAAAGTTCCCCACAACGACTGTTCGACCTCTACGTTTGTACAAAAACGGCACCCTTTTGACGCAAACGGGCTCCATTCCATTTGTCGAATCGAAAGAGCACGGGTCTTGGGCAAACGTAGCGACCGGGGTGACTCTGAGTGTTACGGTTGATGGTGTGTCTATCCCCACCATCACCATTACCGACTCCGATTTTGTTAATAGCCACACCGGATTCACCACGGTGAGCCGTTTGAACTCCGCTGCCTCGTGGGCCGCCGTTCTCACATCAAAACTTCCGGGCGTCACCGTCACTGCGACCAACGGACGCCTGCGTTTTACGAGCAACCGTGGAGCCAGCGCTGGCGCATCCATCAGCGTTGATAGCGGCACATTCGCAGACGCTGTGTTTGACTCGCTTCCGGCATCGAAAGACGGCGGAACAGCAGACTTCCAGTTCGACCCGAACCTTGGGCAAATCCTGCTCGCAGAACCGTTGCAGGCCGGTGATTCTTTGACTGTCGGAACTCAAAACCCCCGTGCGGCCATTGTGCCACTGGACTCGGCACCGACACTAGCCGCCACAGCAGAGGTTTGGTTTGTTGTTGATGGCAATTTCTCTCTTCCGGAAACGGGAATCGGCATTGGAACCTCCACAAGCTGGACCACCACGGGAACGGTCTGGGGCCAGAGAGTCCAACTAGAAATCCCTTCGGCGTTTGCGGACGCACAGTCTGGGGATTGGATTGTAATCACGGACACAGCAATCCCCGCCACCCTTCGTGGGGCATTCCGTCTGTTCCGGGTTGACGCAAACACAGTCCACATTGAACGCTCGGCCTTCCCCGGTGCGGCATCATACACCCTCGCAGAAGGCGGAATCACAATTGTCCGTTCCGAAACCGCGCCACAAAAAGTGTCGATTTCTGCCGGGACCTACACGGCAACGTCTCTCGCAACAGCGTTGACTGTCACCGGAGCCCGTGCGGAGGTTGTGGATGGAACAGTTAGAGTCACAGCAAACGACCCCGAAGGCCGTATCGCAGTCGTCGGTCTCAACACAGCAGCGCTAGCCCTGTTTGCTCAAGGCTCGGCCATCAACTCTGACGTTGGTGTTGCGGGTGTCGTGAGTGCTGGCACTCCGATGCCCTCGTTTGGCGAGGTCACTGTTACGACGGGTGGGACTTCCACGTTCACAACCGCGACTGACGCCTCTCCGTATGTCACCGCAACCTTCCTTGGTGCAGACCGGGACTCGGCAAATAACGACCGCCCCTCAAACAAAAACGTGACGACCGAAATCACGAACGGAACGACAGCATTGACCGTTTCTCCTACCGGCGAGTGGCTCGCTGGAAACCGTCTCTTCTTTGGTCGTGGGTACGAAATCACAGCACGCGATGTGTTGTCGGTCGGAGTCGACGGCACGACGTATTCTGTCCCGATGGCTCGCCCCACGGCTGTTGTGTCTTCGGGTGGTACATGGACCTTGTCCGAGACCGACACGACTTCGCTTGCGAAGACTTTTGGAACCGGTTTTGATTGGACGAACTTTGGGGTAGCCTTCCGGAGCCGCACAAAGACGCATAGCTCGCCAGACACAGACAAATCTATTGTGTGGCGTTGGTGGCGTTACGGTCCGGATGGTGATGGTGCCCGGATTCAATACCAATATCCCAAGGCCGCATCGGCGGGCGTGTCTGTCGAGTCGTTGACCGCATCAGACATTGTTGTTCGTCTCGGTTCTGGCTCCGAAATCGCAACTCCCAACATCCGAACCACCACAAAAATTGGTTATGCCACCACGAGTCTGGTTGCCGGTCTGTATACCCACCAGTTCGTGGGTAGCCTTGCTGTCAGTGCCGCTTCGCGTGTGTTGAGACTCAACTATGTTACCCGTGGGGTGTCGATTTTCTCGGGCACTGTCACTGGAGGCTCGTCCGGAGCAACGGCAACGGTTGTCTCTGACTCCAACGGGGCTGGCTCTGTCGCTTCGGGTTGGATTGTCGTCACGGGCGTTGTGGGGACCTTTATCTCTGGCGAGCCTCTTACGGCCGGAACTGCGACAGCAACCTCCAGCAGTGGCATTTACGGGTACACAACACTTACGCTCACTCTCCCCGGAGCGGTCACCAACCACGGCATTTCGTCCTCGGAGACCATCTACTTTACTCCGGGCGACGCAAACTTCCTTGCAGGTGCAAAAACGCTCAGCGCTGTGACGGCCACAACGGTCTCATACGTCGATTCTGTCGCGACAACGGCGGCGGGTGGAGCTATTGGTTCTGTGTCTGTCGATACGGCGGGCGAAGTTACAATCGCTTCTGTGGCTACTGGCAACATCTTCAGTGCTCACAGCGCGTCAGCGTTCGGTGACGACGTTCGCGTAGCCACCAAGGTCACTGTTGCTGCTGGTAGCCGAAGCTGGAGCGGGGCACACACATCTGGCTCTGCTGTCTCGACAACGCTGACGTGGAGGTCTCCCGCTGGCAGTCAGTTCTTCTCCTTGACTGCCAACACGGCAGCCCAAATCGCAACGGCCGTCAATGCTCTTACCGGTCTGCCCGTGACAGCATCCGCTGTTGGAACGGCTGGCGTCGGAACCGCAACCGGCGTCATTAGCGCCGCCACGTTCGAAACAACGGAGCTTGGTGGTGTGAGCCCGTGGTGGAACTTCAGTGATGGGTTTAATTGGGTGCGAAGCCACACGACTCCCGCAACAACCAGCGACAATTTTGTGTTCACGCTTCGTAACGCACTGGCAACCCCGCTGACGTCCAATGCTGATGCCACTTCCGAAGCCCCGTACTTGGTCCCTGTCACAGCCCGGTCCATTGCAAGCTGGCTCGGCTCGCAGGTCAGCGGGGCCGGTCCGAAGATTGTTGCCGGTCAAACACGCGATGGACGTGTCTGGCTCGAAAGCAACACTCTCGGGTCTGACGGAACCATTTCCGTGCTTCAGTCTACAGCCGGAACGGCGGTTCGTGGTACGGGCGAAGCTTTGTCTGGCGGTGTGCAAGTCACAACCGATGCAGCAGATGGACTTGGTGGACTTCAGTGGGTGTGGGCTCAAAATGCTTTGGGCGATGACAAAGCTGTTTTTGGCAGCACGACGGTTTTGAATTCGTTGACGGCGGCGGGCGTAGCCGTGTTTGGAGGTTCCGGCCCGAACGTGTGGACCCGAATCGGAAGCCTGAACGACAACCAAGTTGTTTACATCGAACGGCAGGGGCCTCTCGTTGCGTTGCACCCACTCGTTACGACCAGCGTTGTTGAAGGCGACACGCTACGCCTACAAAGCTGCACTGCCGTTCCAAGTGGGACGACACAACTCAGCGTACACAACGCCGGTCTTTTTGTTGTCGTCAAGGTGAGCGGCAACACGGTGTGGATTGAAAACGACGGAGCGGTGGAGCAATTGGCGGGCTTGAAGTACGACTTTATTTCCCGCGACTCCGCACTCCCCGGAGATACCATTGTGTTTGGCGACACGACTTGGGGAGACAACGTGGGCTCAAGGGTTGTGACTGCGCTGGGCAACGACCAGTTGACCATCACCCTCGACACGTCGACCCCCATCACGCCCGTTACGACACCGGCAACTCTTGGGTCGTCGGCACCGGCCTTCCGAGTTGTAGCGCCCCCTGCCAAGACTCTGCGCCGGGTCTCTGTCGTCAATCGGACGGCTACCGGCCTATCCCTGCTCTTGACCCCCTCAACGCGCCCAGAACTGCTCTCAGAGGGTCTGGGGACCACTCTCGCTGTCGCTGGCAAACTTGCTTTTGATGGCCAGACCGCTCAGGGCGAAGACGGCTACCGATACAACACGGGATTGGTGAAAGAAGTTGCCAAAATCGTCTACGGAGATGAGTTCGACCCGCTCACCTATCCGGGTGTGGCTGCTGCTGGAGCCTCATACCGAATCACCGGGCCAATCACCCGGCGCATCAAGGTGGCCCTCGCCGTTCGTAGCTCGTCACACACAGAAGACAAGCGCCGGGAGATTCAAAGCGCTGTTGCTGGAGCCATCAACAGTCAGACCAATGGACAGGCCGTCGCGCTGTCCGTGCTGGCTGGGGCTGCCCAACGGGTTCCGGGTGTGACGAGTGTTCGCGTTGTCAACCCAAACCCCAACACCGACCTGATTCCTGTGCTAAGCTATGAAAAAGCACAAGTCTACGGGCTTGACAACATTTCAATCACTTTTGTCGGAGAGTAAATGCCCACATCCTACAGTTGGGTCCTCGTGACACCCACGACGACGACCCCAGAGCCAGAACCAATCACGCTCGACCCGCTGTCTGAAGACAACGAGTCTGGATACAGCATTATTCGAAGGCACTTTAACCGGTTCTTCTCTGGAAGGAACTGGGACGCCGTCATTGCCGCCCTCGGACAGGCCGACGACTACATTTTTGAATTGGCCAGAAATGTCATTGCTCAATTCACAGAGAGCACCGCGACCGGACCCGGCCTTGACGTGCTGGGAGGCAATCAGTCGGTTCCGCGTCCGTGGGCCACAGGTATGACAGATGACCAATACCGAAAGGTCTTGGTCGCTCTCAACCACCAGAAAGTCACCTACCAAGCCGTGCTGGAGCTTCTGGAAGCTCTTTACGGAATGGATAGCCTCCGAGCTTATGCGGATTCGTCCTCTGGGCCGTGGGCACTGGTAGACGGCGACACGGTTACCTTTGATTTTGGACCTCAAACACACACCTTTTACATCAACGCCGCTCAATTTGAAAACCTCGGGGCCGTAACCGCGATTGAACTTGGTGTGGCTCTGGCTGATTGGTTCTCCTTGCAGGGCCTTGACGTCCCGATTGCTAGGAACGAGACCCAGCTTCGCATCTACACTCCAGCACGGGGCGTACAGGGTAGAGTTACAATCGGGGGAACGGCAGCGCTCGGCTTCCCTGCGGCACTCCAGACCTTTCAAGGGCGTGTCAGGGCCGTTCAGCCGGGTGACGGAACGCTAACAATCACAGTGCCTGCAATTGCTCCTTCCGGCAGGACTGACGGAGATTCGACACTCGGTGGAGACATTCTCGACATTGTTTCGCTTGCAAGGATGGATGGGACAGTTCGAATCGAGACAGCAAGCGACCATGGTTTGTCTGCTGGTGATTTTGTGGAAATTTCGGGCTTCATCCCGGCCTTGGGGCGAGCGTGGATTACTCCGACCTCGGGTGGTGTGCTAAGCTCATCACACACAAAAACGCTCGTTGAGTGGACTTCCGGTGGCACGCTGGCTGACTCCATGCGTGGTGTGCCTCTGAGCCCGACACAAAGCATGTTGGTCGGTGGGGGTAACTCCCACCTATTCACGGTTGCGTCGACCCCCCTCACGACAAGCCCAAACCACTCCGATGGTGCCTCTAGCCACACCATTTCGGTAGCCGTTGCATCCACAGGCGCTACGCACACAGACGGGGCCGCTAGCGCCCTTATCGGTGGACTGGCGGGCCGGGTGCTGTTGACTGGTGGCGACACCGGTTCAAAAAGCTGTAGAGTTTTTAACGGTTCGACGTGGAGCAGTGTTGCTGATATGTCCTCTGGCCGTAGCAGTCACTTCCAAGTCACGCTGAATGATGGGACGGTGCTGGTCGGGTCTTCCAACTGTGAACGATACAACCCCGTTGGCAATTTTTGGTACAGCGCCGCTACGCTAAACACCCCTCGGCTTTCGGGGGCTGCGCTGGTTTTGGATACCGGAGAGGTTCTCGTGGCTGGTGGCATGGACCTCGGAACCACGCCTCTGATTAGCTGCGAACTGTACAATCCGACAACAGATGTTTGGACAGATACAGCCCCCCTTAGCGGTCTGGGTGGTGCTGGGCACCTGTTGGCGGTTCCCGGAGGTGCAGTTTTTGTAGGTTACGGATTCCCCATTCAGGTGTATTCAACAGCCACCAAGCTTTGGCGTCGGGTGGCGACTTTCGGTGGTCAAGTTGACACAGCGGTGGTCGCCGGGACAACCCTTGTTGTATTTGCGTTTGACGGGGTCTCGGCGTTCGTCTCGGCGTTCGACATTGAAACATGGAAGCAGTACAAACTGGGGCCAGTCAGCTTTCAGCGTACCGGATGCGTGGCGTTGGGTGATTTGGCTATAGGTGCTGGCGATGACCTCGGCACGGTCACAATCGTGGGCGGGGACAACTTTCAGCAGCAATCTCGGAATGTGAATACAATCCATCAAGTGGGCAGTGTCACAAGCTCGACAACCTTCACGATTTCCACCGACGACCCGACCTTTACTGCGATGCACAGCGCTGTCGCTGCTTCTGCCACGCGGGCGGGGTCGACGGTCACTGTCACAGCCTCAATTCCAGATGTAGACATGGTTTGGGTGAACAGCGCGGACGTCAACTTTTCTGGAGGCCTTAAGACTGTTGCCTCCCGAACTTTGACCACATTCACCTACACAGAGGCTGGTGCCGCTGCAACTGGGACAATTTCAGTCGGACTATCTCTTTCGTCTCCTGTTGTCTCAAAGCCTGTCAACTCTTCAGGGTTGGGCTTTGTTGTCGGACAATCGGCAGCGACGGCTTCGACAGCCATCACACGGGAAGCCCACAAGCTTGTGTCTGATATTCTATCCCCACACATCAACCTTGAGTGGGACGTCAAGACTCCGGGAACGGCTGGACTGGGTCATGGCGACCAGAATTGGGAATAAACTATGAGCCGAGCCCGGACAATTGTTTCAGCAAACGTAATCTGCTTCATCAACAACAAGCCATACGCTCAAGTTGTGAGCTTTGCTTTTAGCTCAACAACACCTCGCGAGCCCATCAACGCCGTTGACTCAATCGACCCGTTCGAACTGGCTGCCAACACAACAAAAGTCAGTGGGTCAATTGGGCTTGTCCGAACCCTCTTTGATGGCGGAATTGAAGGAGCGGGCTTGACTACCAATTTTGAACGGCTGCCACAAGAAAAATATTTCAGCATTATGTTGGTGGAGAGGCTGTCTCAGCGGGTTTTGTTCCGAGCCGACCACTGCTCAGTAAATCAACAAAGCTGGTCGTTGACGGCCAAAGGAATCATGCAGGGGCAAGTAGAATTTGAAGCTCTGACGTGGTCCAACGATACAGCAGAATAATCTAGGTGACAATATGGCTATTTTGAGGAATTTGAATGTTTTGGACCAAATGCGGCTGGACGTGCCCCACTTCAAGCTCATTGAAAGCGCGGTTCGTGGCGACTTTGATGTGGCTATTGGTCAAATTGCAGCCGGTCGTCAACCTTTTGTCGTAAGGGGGTTGACAATCTCTGGAAGCGGTCGGGCTGACGCTCTTGAATTGGTCGTGGCTGATGCCATCGCTGTGAATTATGGTGCCACAGATTCGGGGTCTTTCCTCCATATTCCGGCAACCGAGCCGAATCAAGTCCTAAACGGGGCTACAAACGGCAAAGTCGATGGAGCCTTTGTGTCTGGCACCACGAACTACGTCGGCCTTGACTTTGTGCGAGAGGCCGACCCTGACTCGGCCGACCTCGTTACGTTTGTCGACCCGATTACGAGCGTCCGTACAGAGTCGCAGGTCGAAACCGCTGAGCATTTGACATACCGCATTGTTATTGGTACAACCCCATTCTCCGCTCTACCGAACTTGGTCCCTATCGCCAAGATTTTTGTGAGTGGGGCAACGGCATTGACCATTGAAGATGCCCGCTCCATGATGTTCCGGCTAGGAACCGGTGGAGACTTCCCTTCCAGCGAAACCACATACCCATGGCCACAGGACCGGGCCACAAGCACCAGTTTCACGGGTGGCGATAAGGCCATTTCCTCTCAAAAGGACTGGGCTGATGCAATTATGACCCGGCTCTGGGAACTGGGCGGTGGGGCAAATTGGTACACAGACACGGCCGACCGCAATGTCTGGTCGGTTAATACAGAGGCCACCTTTAGCAATGGCGACTACTGGACCTTTGACTCTGGAACTGGCAATGTAGAATTCAAGGGCGTCAGGTTCTTCTTTACCGGCGCAGGCTCTGGAATCTACCTTAACGACGTTGCAGGGACAACCGGGTCTCCATTTGTCCTGCCCGATGGATATTGCGTGTATGTAGACCTCGACCGCACCGCAAATACAACCGTGCCATATGGAACAGCCCCAATCGAAAGTGTCGGAACTGGCACGATTCCGGGTGCTCGCTGGGTTATGGCGTGGCGCAGTGGGTCGAACCTGTATACACGGAACTGGCGTTTCCCGGTCGGCGTGACCTACACCCCAGCGACAAACCTTGCTTTGGGCGTTGTGAAGCTCCACGCAGTTGCAGGAACACCGCTTTTCCCCGTGGTTCCTGTTTTCCAGACCGGCAACATTATTGAGTTGACCTACGGAACATCAAGCCTTACCAGTCCGGGTTTTGGGTTTGGTCTTACCCCAGCTTCGTCTGTGGCGGCCGGTACGGGCGGCGACGCTGCGTTCTTTACTGGTGTCAGTTCTGACGCCGGGTCGGGAGGCCGTGGTCTCGTATCTGAGGGCGGTTCGGGCTCTGGCGCTCTCAACCGGGGCGGAACGGGTGTTAAGGGGGTTGGTGGTGTCGGATACTTGGGCGCGGGCGAAGGTGTGGGCGTACATGGCTCATCGTCAAGCCATTTGGGTGTGTGGGGTGAATCTACCAGCGGTACGGGCGTCGCAGGCACCTCGTCGTCGGGCAACGGCGTTGCGGGTACTGCGGCTGGCGTAGGAAATGGTGTGTACGGGGCTGCGTCGGGCGTTGGAGCGGGTTTGCGCGGTGTGGGCACTTCCGGCGCGGGCGTTAACGGAAGCTCAACGACCGGAACGGGCGTTATTGGCTCATCTGGGACTGGAATCGGTGTTTCAGGTCTTGGGGGCACCGACAACACAGGTGTGTTCGGTCTTGGAGACGGAACTGGGCACGGCGTGTACGGTGAGGGCGGGTCGTCCGGTTCGGGTGTCTGGGGCGTGTCGACCGGAACCGGTGTTGGAGGAAAATTCGAACACACAACAGGCGCATCGCACGCACTCGCCGGTACTGCAAGTGGCGGGACCGGACATGGCGTGCTTGGAACGGCATCTGGTACTGGGTCCGGCGTGGCTGGCTCAAATAGCGGCGCATACGGCCTTGAAAGTGTTGCGGGCAATGTGGGTTGCGACGCTCCGTACAGGTATCGATTCACGAACACAAAGACGGGTGTCGTTATCATCCCTGCTGTGGATTGGACTAAAATTAGCGGGTCTGCGGTTCTTTCGACATTCGATGCGAACCTCGGCCTACCGTATTACTCCATTACGCCCGCGTTGACGGGGCAGTTTCTCGCCACAGTTCGTGTTCCAAGGGGAGCGAACATCACAGGTATTGAACTGTTGGTCAAAAACTCAAGCACCCTTGTGACCACGGCCCGCCCGACTCTTCGCCTTGCCCAGTATACGACTTCTGCATCCGCCCTGCAAGTAACAGATTTGACTCCTCCCGGTACTTTCTCTATTGCTACAGGCACGGGCAATCCGGTGTGGACCTCTATTGGCGGTGCGATTACCGCTATGAGTGGGCCGATTGGAGCCACTGGCGACCTGAACTCTGGAGTGTTTGTGCTGGACTGGAATCCAACATCGCCAGCAAGCTCGACGCTGTATGTGGGTGGGTGGAGAGTGACTTACGAGTACGTCACAGTAGACTTTATGGTGTAATCCAAATTCCCTCGACCGCACGAAGCTCCTTGAAGCGGCGGTCGAGGGCGTTGTATCCTTTGGATTCCCAATTTGGGTGATTCCCGGTATCCAAAACGCCCTCGTGCTGGTCTTTTACGTGGAGGATTTCGTGCACGAGGGGGAGGCCGGTGCGTCCGACCTGAATGTGTCCAGAAATGTCCGTAAAGCCGTTGCAAAAACCAATTCCAAACGGGCATTCCCATCCATGGGTGGTTCGAACCTCAATGGGGGTCACATTCAATGCACAAAGCGTGCCATCCCCAAACCGACCATCAATCAACGTTCGCGCTGTGGCCTCGTACTCGGTGACTGTTGGGGCATCCAGCCCCACCCACGAGTCGAATGTCAAACATTTGGTCTGATATGTCCATCCTTCAGGGCCACATCCAAATAGGACCAGTGCCAGTGCCAAGTATCTCATGGCGTACGTATACAGGACTGAACGTGCGGAGTCAACAGGGTCCAGCAGTAATCTGTTACTATATGAGACACACAAAAGCTTTTGATTTTTACAAAGTTTATCCCCCACTACTCCACAAACTAGAACTGGTACTTGCAGAGTGCGACAGCCGGGGTACTGAATATTGGGCCACAAGCGGGTGGAGGTCGTGGGAAGAGCAAAACCGGCTTTACGCTCTGGGTCGGACTGTAAAGAATGTTGACGCCTCGGAAGAGAGGCCGCTTGGCGGTAAAGTTACAAACGCTCGCGGTGGACAGTCGTTTCACAATATGGGCCTCGCTGTCGATTTCGCGCCAGACAAAGACACACAGCGCGACGGACTTCAACCGGAGTGGGATTTACAGAAGTTCCGTACGCTTGCGGAGGCCGCAAGAAAGCACGGTCTTGAAGCGGGTTTCTGGTGGGTAAATTTTAAGGACGGCCCCCACGTCGAACTTCCAATCAAAAAATACGGACTGACCCTTGCCCAACTCGCAAGGCTGCACGAGCAAGGGGGCCTGAGCGGGGTGTGGTCTTTTCTGGATAAGTACCAATGGTAAGTCGTTTTTTGGTATACGGCCTCATAGACCCTCGAAATGGACAAATTGTATATGTGGGGAAGAGCGAGAGTGGCCTCGCAAGACCAAAACAGCACAAGCAGTCGTGGTGCTTGCGGTCCCCCAAAAGGTCAAAATTGCTAAGCTGGCTAAAAAGCCTCAATAAGCAGAACTTGCAGTGCGAAATTGAAATTCTTGAAGAGGCCGCCGACCGCAGTTCCAACACAGAGAACGAAATGTACTGGATTGCGTGCTTAAAGATGCTGGGAGCGTCCCTGCTAAATATGACCAATGGAGGCGACGGATGGCACGGACAAAAACACAGCCAAGAATGGAGGGCACGAAGAACGAAATGTACCCTCGAAATTACGCAACGAGCAATTTTTCGTTACGAGGAGGGTCTCTCCATTCGGGCTGTTGCCCGCGAATTTGGCCTAGACACTCGCACTCTCCGTACGCACATGCATTCGTTGGGGTACGTCCTTAGACCCAATGTCCAACCAAAAATCACTCAACAGATGGTGGATTTGGTGCAGGCAGAGGTAAAAGCTGGAGGCCGATGGCTTGCGGCAGCCGAGAGATTTCCACACGTTCACCCAACATCGTTCCTGTATCACCTCCGCAAAAGAGGACTGGTAATCTAAGGACCACTATGGCTGGAAAACTCATTGCCCCCAAGTCCGCTACAATTACGGCTGCTACAGCCACCGGTTACGTCACCATTGCGTCAACTACCGGATGGTACGCCAACGCAAAGGGTTGGATGGCCTTTGGCGGCCAGCCCACGGTTCCTGTTGTCATTACAGAAGTCGCGAGTGCGACTCAGTTGGGCGTTCGGATTGTAAACGAGAACGATTTGCTAAATCGTCCAAACTACGGTCGTTCGAATGTGTCCGCTTACAACGGCGGAACCATCAACCAGAACGACCAGTTCATCTTCAATCCGAACGACCAGCCTCTGGCCTAAAGCCAGCAAATTTTCACGCTGGCTTTAGACCTCGTGAGTGCGGTGTAGAGCCACCTGCGCCCGTCGTGGGAGTGCAATCTAATCGAGTCTTCGATTGCCACCACGGTGTGCGGGAATTCGCTACCTTGGGCTTTGTGGGCCGTTAGGCAGTATCCCAGATTGGCGTTGAGAACCGGGTCGCCCTTGAGTTCGTCAAGCTCAGCGTACGAAATAGAGTGGCCTTCGGCCTTCATTTCGTTGAGCTTAAGCTTGCGCGACCATTCTTGCCCTGACCGCTTGATAAACTTTGGGTTTAGTTTCGAGGCCTCCCCAAAGACCTCACGGTCGCCAAACAGACACCACCGGGGTCCCGCTGGTGTCTGAATCTTTGTTCGATAGAACCAGAAATTCATTGACTCGTTTGCGAACCGGTCAGTCACAACAACGTGCTTATCGCCAATAACGGTCGGTCTGTCAAGAGCTTCGACGATTTCGCCGTTGTACACGTCGAGGTCGTAGTTGTTTTGTACCACCATCAAGGGTTCGCCCTTTTGGATGGCTTGCTGCGTGATTCCAAGCTCTTGGCGGATTTGGTTGTTGAGAGAGTGACGGGTGGCGTTTTTGTGGACGATAACCGCTCCACCTCCGTCTACAACCTTGGCCCCTTCGCTGACCAACGCCGTTGGCGAAATGCAGGGCATACTGGAAAGCGTTTCCATTGACGAGCCCATGTCGCGGATTTCCATGGATGCCCGGATAATCGGATTGTCCTGAGCCTGTCGAACGACCTCGGTCATTTCTACCCGGTAGTGCGCCGGTGTGTCTGACGCCAACAGGTTGAAGTCTTTGTACTTTTCTTGGAATTCAACCGGGGGTAGCTGGAATCCATCGCCCAAAAACACCAAATTGAACCTGTCGCGGGTTGCGGCACGGTACAAATCCTTGAAAATACGAAAATTCACCATAGATGCTTCGTCTACGAAAACCACCCCATTTTCTGGGACGACGATTTCGTTGCGAAGGGCTGTGACGAGCTTCCCGGTTTGGGGGTCTTCGGCTACATCGTACAGCCAACGGTGAATGGTGCTGGCGTTAACCGGAGCTACCTCGGCAGCCCGCATAGCGGCCTTTCCGGTAGGAGCAAGCACGGTCAGTTTTTCGCCTTCGGCCAGAGTGCGAAGCAGTGTTGTGTTGTGAGTGACAACAAACCCCTCAGTCAAGAACAGTTCGTCCTCACTATCGACCTTGATACAGATGTGTTCGCACACTCGTGTGGGCCTCACACTTACAATGAACCGACTCGGCGGATTTTTAGAAGAGAATTTCCAAATCCGCGCTTTTCTCTGAAGACGAAATGGATTGACAAACATCTTCACATTCACGCTGAATGCACCACGGCTGTCCGCCCTGAGAATTGCAGTTCCCCCCAAAGACTGAACAAGCTCAACGACACCGAGTGCGAGTCTCTTTGAGTGGGTGGAAAATCGAATTCGATTTTTCGATGCAGACCCATCGGTATCCATAAGGCCCTGCAAAAGAGCCAAACGCTGGTCTGGACTGCTGCGAAGGTAGTTTTCAGGCACAAATCGCTCGGGGCTCTTAAGTGCAAGCCCCATTGCACGAAGCTGCTCTGCGAGCCGATTCCCCCGATTGCCCAAATCCACAAAACGCCACTGAGGACAAGCGGGGGCAAAGTTTGCCTTAACTGCCATTCCAGACGGCAACAGCACAGCCGCCGACTCAACAAGCTCTTTTTCGCGCACGGGGACGCAAAGCGTGGGTGTCTTGCCAAGAGAGGTCCCATCACCCAAAAGAAGGCCCAAGAGGTAGGGGTGTACGGGCAGGTCGGCCTCTGGGTATTCGACCGGAGAGCACAGCGGAACGGCAAACCTGTGAAGACCGCTGTCAAAGCGCAGTCCGATAGCCATGATTTCTCTCAAAGAGAGAGTGGTCCAGCGGTTCTTGCTTCTGAGCTTGGGGGTTTGTACGGTCCACAAATGCTCTTCGTCGCACTCGACCGACGCCCCGTCCCGGAAAGTGACGCGATAACTCTGCCGCTCGCCCTGTGGAAAGACTCCCACGACCCGGACGTGTTTGCCACTTCTGCCAAAAACAATGTCACCCACGACCAGACTGCTAATCGGTCGTGGACCTAGAGGGGTTTGAACATTCTGGTCGTGAGCGAGGGCCTTACCGGTGCCTGCGTATCCGCTAATAATGACAATCCCACCGCCATCGGGGTGGGATTGTCCGACTTCACGGATAGCACTCAGAGCCATTTGCTGGCCTTGAGTGAGTTCCATTTAGACCTTCTTCTTGGCCTTGGTGGGCTTCTCGGTCTTGAGCAGAGCGGTCAGCCTCGCGCGCTCGCGGGTTGCTCCAACCCCCTTGCCAAGTCGCTTGTCAAGCTCGGCAAGCTGCTGCTCAGGGGTGCGACCATTGCTGAGTTCGGTCCGCTCAGCGGCACGAGTGCGACGTCCCGACAAGGAAATCTTCATACGCTTTCGATTCTTCATTGGTTCTTTCAGTGTGAGAAAACGACAGTGAGTTGATACAACGCCAGCAACACGTAGAATACCGTAACTCCCGAAAGAGTCAAGCGGTGTTTTTCTGGCTGCTCAGCAACGACCACGGCAGCCACAGCGATTGCAACGGTCTTCACCGCAAAAAAGATATAAGGATGCCATCCGTACAAAAACTGTACGATGGGATTATATTCTTTTGCGAGGTTATGGGTTAGAACATACGCTGTAGAAATTGCATCCACAACGTTACTTAGAAGAAGTACAACAAACCACCGATTCACGACACTTTTCTCCACCCGCAACCCTTGCATCCGCGCAGAGTCTTGATGCCTAGATTTACCGTTGTCAGAGGCCCGTTACATTCCGGACACTGAACACCAGACGTGTCAAGACGAACAAGTTCTTCGCTTTCGGGGTCGACTACTGTGGCTTGTTGGCCAAGTAGTTTTGTAACATAGGATTGGAGTCTGGATACCTGCCGTTTGAGGGCGTTGTTCTCACGTCGTAGGTCATTGAATTCTTTGACATTTGACTGACTATCGCGGCGGGGACGGTGTCCTGACACAGCTACTCCTATGTATTCTTGGCCTCCATTTTGATGACCCACCGTGTCCCATCGTGCGACATGGTGAACTTTTCAAAAAGGGAAAAGCCGCAATCCAGCAACCCCGGAGTATTGACAACAGTAGACAACAGGTCTAGCTGCTTCATCCGGTCTCCCTGAATACAGGGCTCACTTGAATAGGTTACGGTTACAAGCTTGCGGCTTCCGGGCCCGTCAAGGGGCGACTCTTTGAAGTTTCGATTCAAAAATCGCTCTCTTCGTAATCGGGGTCGGGCTCGGGGTCGTCCACATCCAGACAGCCAGCATCGGCCAGTTCAGCGAACAGTCCGGCCAGCAGGGCCTGTCGGGTGGGAGCCGAGACCTTCGGTAGGTACTCGTCAAAAAACTCATTGCCAATGTTCATCGCATCTTCGTAGGTAATCGACATTTTGTGTTTTAGTCCTTAGAATTCTACTGCAAGTTTGATTCCGCCACTAACGTTTGTCAACGAAAACTGCTGTACTGGCGAGCCGCCCGTTACCCAAATTCCCGCCCAGACCGGCCCGACTATCCGTTTTTCGACTTCCAACCCGGCCACAATAGCCGTCGCTGGCGGATTGTCAAGTCGTGGAGTTATTCCCGCCATCAGTCCTGCTCTCCACTGCGCCAGAACTGGGTCTATCTTTACCACCCGGTCGACCATCCTGTCAACAATTACTTGTTTTTCCACTTCGACAACCTTGACCTGCACGTCGTGGGTGGTCTCCTTGGAGACGGCGTTGATGTTCCGGTCTTCGACCTCTCGAATGGTTCCGTCAGGCGAGGTCGTCTTTTCTCGGTGGTAACGCTCAGCGACCTGAGTGTCCTTGATTCGGACAGTTTCGACCCGGACCTTTTCTTGGACCACCACAACCTGCTTTTCGACTTCCACGACCTTGACTTTCTCTTCAATTTTGACTTGGTCAGGCTTCAGACTCCATCCAAGTCCGACACCCCCACCAAACAGCACCAAAGCCGCTACGGCAATCAAAACATTACGACTTGACGGTTGCATTCAGAGAATCCTTGTAGTTGAAGGGAATTTCGCGGTTGGCGTACTCTACCAGCAAGCTGTCCAGATGTTCAAGTGACTCAGTGCCACGGAACCATGTCGCAGGTAGTTGGGCGTCATGGCTACGGGCACGGCGGAAATCGGACCGGCAGGCCACGGCAATGTTGGTCTCGCTGGAACGAGACTTGCAAATCAAGAAGACCGTACGGTCGTCCCGCTGGTCATCAGGAGACCTGTTGATGGTGATTAGGTTTGTTGCAGAGTTTGTCACTTCGTATGCTTCTTGTACGTCTTCCAGCGTGACAAGGGACTGCTTGTTTTCATACCCACCCGTACGCCGGTTCTTTTTGGAGCCTTCGCGGTTGGTCTGAATTGAATACAGCCCGTGGACCTTGTTTTCGCCAGCCCAGTCAACCAAATAGCGATATACATAAGCGTCTTTGTGTCGGCGCTCCATTCGTAGGTTCGACACGCCACCAGCACCGAGCAGTGCCGGGTAATCGTCAACGAACATGTCGAAACCCTTGCCGGTTTGGGCAATAAGGCGCTGTTGGTGCTGGGAAATCATTGACACGACTTCCTCAACCGTGGTGCCCGGTTTCTGGTAGTCGATGTACACGAAATTTTGAGCAAGGGTTTTTGCTACACCGTGTACCAAGGCCATGTGTGCCGGATTGTCCGACAGCATCGTGGGTCGAATTTCGCCCTTAGTCATTCTGAGCAGGTTTTGCCAGATTTTCTCTTGAATGTCGGCTTTTTGACCTTCATGCGTGACAAACAGAATTTTCTTGCCAGCCATCAAATTAGCGACAGCGACAGTAATGGCGACAGTCGTTTTACCCACGTTGGTAGGAGCGAGAAAGACGGTGCTGTCGCCCCACTTCAAGCTCCCGCTCAAGCACTCCGGGTCCAGCATTTTGTCAAGGAGGGGATGACCAAGTGTCATCGCGTGCGTTCCGGCTTGAGCAATTGACTGAAACAGAGCCCGAGGGTCAAGCCAGTCCGCTGGGGCACGCCCCTCAAACGAAATGTCTTGAAGTTCCTTGACCGCCGTAGCGAGCACCCCCTTGGCTTCGGTGAACTTGCGGGAATTGAATAGCGTTGCCGACTGGTTGACGTATTGGTGGTAAATCCGGCTTTGGAGCCAGCCAGTCAGGCCGTTACGCAGTACGTCAATGCTGTAGTTTCCGGTCTCGTTTCGGGCACGAACAACAGCAGCCTTGGTCTTGGCCCGTTCAAGTGGAGGCAAAACATACAAATCCTCCAACAAAAAGAATTCGTCGTCCGACTTGGGTTCGTGCCCATACTTAGCGTTGAACTTGCAGTACGCATCAAACGCCTTCGCTGTCCACGGGTCTATAAACCACGAAGACTTGACACGGTCCTTGATTTGTACAAAAAAGTCCTTGTTAATCAAGACGTAGCCCAAAATGGCGTCCTGCTGCTTGGGTTCAAACGGTAGGGCGTCGGCTACTTGCTGGTCAAGCTCTACACTCATTCCACTTCTCCAAAAACAAAAATAGGTTTGCCGGGGTCACGCGAGGTGCGGCCCGGTACAAATCGTAGACTTCGTCAAACGACATAGCCCCAAGGTCCAAACCGGGCTCAGGCCGCATGTCGTAAATTTCAATGTCGTCCCCATACATCTTCCGCACGATTTTCTGTGCCTCGATGCTGGCGTCGGGGTCGAGGGCTAGGTACAGCTTTCTGATTCCGCTGCATCGTAGCAGGTTTAGCTGTGTCTCGGACACTACTTTCCCCATGGTTACAACGTTTCCGCCGACCAAGTGAGCCTTGATGCCGTCGATGGGTCCCTCGGCCAGTACGGCATGGGGCGAGTTTACCAGCCGGTCTGCAAACATCAAAACCTTGGCTTTGTCAAGACCTTCGTACGTCAGGGCCTTTGGGATTTTGAGGATTTGCTGGGTTTCTTCGTCGAATTCCTCGGTGGGTTTGATGGTTCGGCTCTGCCACCCCAGCAAGCGACCCCCTGAAACGACCGGAAAGACCACTCTGGAGCGTGCTGGCCAGTAAACCACCCCGTAGGCCTTGGCAATCTCCAAACTGATACCACGGCCCTCCAGATACGCCAGACCGGGTCCGCCATAGGGTGAGTCAAGGTCTCGAAAGTCAGGATGCGGCTCGACCTGTTGCTGATAGGGAAGAAGGACGTCTTCCTCTGGGTCTAGAAAGTCAGAAAAGTCAAGCTGAAGGAACAAATTCCCGTTGGTAGTTTCCATACCATACAGAATGTTCCTTAGCTCGGGAATCGACCGCCCAGTCAACTCGGTTAGAGCGTACTCCGGTGCCCCTTGAAACCCGTCCCGTTCAGCACAGACCCAACAGACAAATCGTCCATCCTTTTTTCGGATGTACAGCTTGTCCTTTTTGGAGCATCGGGGGCAAGTCAAAATAAAGGATTTGCTGTTTTGCTTTGGCTTGCCGACCCCGGCCTCAGAAATGAGGTCGGCAAGCACCGATGGGTCCTTAAGGGGCGTCACTTTGCACCCAAAAAGGGAAACCTGTAAATCATATCGGTTAGCACGTCGGGGCAAACCTTGAATGCCAGTTCCCCTGTGCGGTCGATAAGGGCTTCTGCAAGGCGGTAAATGGCAGCTTCTCGGGCCTGTCGGGGAGACGTATACTGGTCAATGGCCGTCA